CTGCTGTAGCCGTTGATGGATAGCCTACGATCACATCCTTAGTGCCAGCAGCAAAGTCTACTAAAGCATCACCGTTGCTAGACTCAAAGACCTGTGTACGTGACAGAGTAGTGCCGGAAGCCGTATACGTCCCAATGCCTGATTCCCAATTAGTTGCGTCAGAGATGACATAGTAAGTCTGCTGACCGTCACCAATGACTGAGAAGCCTTGATAGCCAGCAGCCGCAGCACCTAGCGTGACTGTGCCTGTGCCTGTCGTCGTAGTCGTAGTCTTTACTCTGTCTTTAAGGACTAATGCCATTGTTAGCTCACGTTTCCAGTAACTACGCAGGTCGTACCTGTAACAAACAAGATATTAGCTACACCACGAGTGGCCACATCAATTGTCGCCTTATCTGCATCTGTACCAGCAATATAGGCGTTTGTGATCGTCATGGTCATCGTAATAGAGCCACTCGTATTGTTGAAGATAATGATGGCATCACCAGCCGCAAACGTAGCGTCAGGCACCGTAATAGAGCCGCCTGTACCTACCTCAATTACCTTGCCTATATCAGTGGTTGCTAACGAGTAACTCGTCGTCTTAGCCGATCCTGATTGCGGGATGTTTAGGTAGCCCAGCGTAACACCATCAGTCTGCGGCAGGGTAAGAGTGTAGTTAGAAGTGATGGCCGCAGGGGCTTTTACGGTAGCAGTATTTACCCCGTTATCAGAATCTTCCGCCAACGCTATGCCACCCGCAGTGCTGGCAGTGCCTGTAACCGTAATCAGTTCACTGAATGTTGCGCTTTGCGCTGCGGCAGCAATCGTAATTGCCCCGTCGCCATTGGTGATAGTGACGTTTGCCCCGGCGGTTAGCGTGGCCTTAGTCAATCCATTAGCAGCATTACCAATTAATAGCTGGCCGCTAGTATAAGTAGATTCCCCCGTACCACCATTAGCTTCAGGTAATACGCCGGTTACGTCGCTTGTAAGGTTAACAGGGTTGCTAACAATTTTCACAAAGTCAGAACCGTTCCATGCCACCAGCGCCCGCGCACCTGCGGGAATCGTCACACCAGTAGTTGGGCCAGAGCCGCGAATAACGATAGACTGCGTACCACCTGTGGCGTTAATCACCAAGTACGCTTTGGACTGCGCGGGGGCTGTGATGTTACGAGTGGTCGTACCCGTGGCGGTCCAAAGAATAATTGCGTTACGTGCCTGATTAGCCGCGCCGTTAGTTGTGGTCAGGGTTACATCAGTATCCACAGTAAGTGTAGTGGTTCCCGCAACCGCAGAATCAATGAGGCCGGTAATCGAGTCATTGACCGTTACGCCCCAAGTGCCAGACAAATCCCCTGTGGTTGGCAGCGCCAGACCAAGTAGGGGTGAGAAATTTGTTACGGCCATAATTTATCCTTACACAGTCATTTCAACATCTTGCCAATTTGGAGTCTGTTCAGCATCTATTAAGCCCCAAGTCGGTGTTTGTGAAGCGTTTATTAACCCCCAAGCTGGTGTTTGACTATCATCTATGACAGACCAATAGAATTTATCTACCGTACCAACTTGTCCTCTAGCCTGTACGCCTGTTATAGCCACCGTGCGGCTAGACCCTACTGATCCTACCGCACCCGTAGCTACAACGCCATCTTCAGTCGGGTTGTTTGTTTCAGTAACATCGCCTACTGCGCCTGAAGCCTCTACACCGGTTAGCGCAATCTCACGATCAGCAAGAGCTACAGTACCTACTTCACCCGTGGCTACAACGCCTTGCAGCCCGGCTTCAACCCCAAGTATTCCAATTGACCCAACTTCACCAAAACCTTGCGCCCCATTTAGCCCAATAGACCGCTCATCTACTAATACTGTGCCAACTTCTCCTGTCGCCTCTACCCCAGTAAGTGCCTCCGTTTTAGTAAATACTACGGAGCCTACCTCTCCTGTTGCTTCTACGCCCGTTAAAGTAACAACAATATTTGAGGTAACAGTGCCTACCGAACCTATTGCCTCAACACCAGTAATTGCTAATGTTATAATCTGCGCGTAAGTTACCGTACCTACCGCACCAGAGGCTGCAACTCCCGTAAGAGCCTTAGTAAGTGTCTCAGCGACGCTACCTACTGCCCCTGCCGCAGATACCCCAGTAAGAGCCTTAGTAAGTGTCTCAGTAACATTACCTACCGCACCAGAAGCTGTAACCCCTGTAAGCGCAACTTCTACATTTGCGGGTGCGGGTAATGCAGCAAACGGTACCTGCGCAAATGTAGAAAATCCAAAGGACATAGCTACTTTAGCGGGTTTCCCCGCTACCCATTATTAAGTTGTAGCCAAACGGATCAGTGCGGTTGTAGTTGTATTCGACGGCATCGTCAACGTAAACGTACCCGCAGTAATAGTCTGCGAACCAAACGTATGGATACTTACCGCTGGGTACGAACCGGCAGAGCCTTGCGTGAAGTTGTAGACCATCACCGCATCAAACGCAGTAGCCAAAGTTACTGTCGTGTACGTAATGCTTGCCGAGGGAGTCCAGAAAGCCACACCCGCAGTTGCGGAACTATTCGTCGCTGTTGGCGGGGTTGCGTTAGTAATAGCCACACCACCTGCGGTATAGCCTGTACCAGACACTTCGCCCGACATAGTGACTGAACCCACCGTGCCGGTATAGGCAGCGGAGTTTGCGTTAAACGTGCCGCTTGCTAATAGCAGTGCGCCGTAATAAGTATCTGCGCCCGTACCAGCGCGAATAACACCCGTACCAAAATTGTGTGTACCCGTCATGAGCTTGCCCATGAACGAAGTAACCATGCTCTGTGTATTTGCCATGATATTTCCTTATGCGAAAGACGCTGCTTCAGCGGCAAACGTCACCGCTTTTTTTAATTGAACATGGGCAGACCGATGTACCAGTTCGCCATCTAGCCAATACTCTACCCACGTAGTGTATTCGTTTTCATTATCAATGTTACCCTCCCGCTTTTCCAGCAAGGATTCGTCCATTTCACCTTTAGTCGTTGTAATCAATTTGAACTCCTGATAATGGCAGATGTAGCTGTGTTGGTAGGCGGCGTAACTGTAAAATCAGTAGACGTTTTATCAGACCCAAAATCTAATACCGCAATTGACTTATTACCTTTTGACGCATTGTAAATCAACGCCCCTCGCGCCGTAACAGAGGCATTGAAGTCAACCGCATTAAAACTAACATACGCCGTATATCCAGACGAATTAACCGTTACTCCAGTTAATAAGACCCCGCCGGCGGGATAACCACCACCAGTAACTTCACCACTTGTTGTGTAAATCAAAGTATCCTGGTTAAGATCAGCGGTTGCAACATACAGCGCCATATAGAGATTATCAGTAAGAAGGTTATGCGTTGCTTCGTACAGTTGCTTCTTAAAGCTAGTAGTTTGGGTTTGATTGATTGCCATATCAAGTCACCGGTTGTCGATATTGACCTGAACGGTAAGCGTCCTGGCGCTCCATACCATCGCCCAGACGTTTAGCTAATACCATTGCTTCTTTGTACTTGCCGTCATACAAGTTAATCAAATCAGTCTCACCCTTCATAAACGTATAGGCTTCAACCAATGATCCGTATAACAGTACAGAATCAAAGTTGTCGCCAAGCCATGAAGAGCCAGCAGTGGTGATTGACTCAGGGTAGTAGTAGAAATGTAGCTCTGCTGTATACGCACTATCCGGCGTTGGGCCTAGAATAAACGTCAACTCATTAGTAATCGTACTTCCTGAAATAGCTGGGCCAAATAACGCGTAGTACGCAGGTAGCCCCGTATCAGCGGGAGTAGGATAAGACTCACGGATAAAGTTAACGTCCTTGTTCAACAAGAAGGTATATTTTTCCGTGGCTAATCCGTAATTCTCAATAACCGCCAAAGAGTACACAGCCAGAAAATCTGTAGGCGCCTGTAGGTACTTATTGCCCGACTGCAAATTGCCCGTCATGTTCTTACGAATAGACGGAAACTGAACAGAGTTGTAAATGCGCTGCTCCGCCTGCTGAATAAATCGGTTGATCTGTTCGGCAGTTGTCTCAGTAGAACCGTCAGCCAGCGTTATATCCGGGAATTCATTCTCGGTATATGACTGAATTGACGCAACAAGCTCAGTGTACGTCATGGTTATGCCATCGGACCACGAGCCATTAAGCCCTTAGTTGCCGCTCCATTGCCACGAGTTTTAATGCCCGTCTTTTTTACATCATCACGCCCTGGATCGCCCGCGCTTACACGCTGGACACTTTCACGAGGACCAAGCTGACGCGCATTTAGCATGTTTGGGTCAACAGGTTTCTTCATCTTCATAGGACCTCCAGACATAGAATGGGGCGTAGCGTACACAGCGGCTTGGCCTACTTCTTTGCCCATAACCTTCTGCGAAAACTTAGCCATATTAACCGCCTTTTTTGTACGTAAACGAAGACTTCTTCTGGTTAGCAACTTTAGCCAGACCGCGACCTAGCTGCTTCATTTGAAGATTAGTCTTGCCGCCTTTGGCCAATTTGGTCATAGGCTTACCTGGGTGCATTGCTGCCTCATGTTTGTGAACTGCTTTTTTTGCGTCCATTTTAAACTCCTCTAGGATACCGTTACTGTACCAACACTTGTTGTTGCTACCAAATAATTTGGCGTTAAGACTGCATCAAAACTACTTGCCCCGCCAACTGGCGCCCAACCCCACTGGAATACACGACTACCGCCACTTGGGTCACCATTGTCTGAATTTATTGTTAATTGCAAGCCTGTATAACCTGCTTGCCTATAACTGTTATCCGGTCTTGGTTCGCGCACAGCCTGCGGGTCATTAACTGGATACAGCCCCAACGATAACTGTGGCTGATCCGGCTCCCAACAAGTATTGCATACCTTAATACTAACCTGCTTAGTCTTGATCGTTAGCTTTCTTAGCTCTTTCAGCTTATATCTAAAGCCGCAGCGATCACACTCTGCAATACTATTCTTGCCGCTTGCATATTTACTTCCCATACATCACCGATAGAAACTCATGCGTGGCACATAACGATCCGGCGCTTTTT